ATATTCCACAGGCTGGTGGTAGCACCACTAAGAAGTTCTTCACTATTTCCTCTGGCGAGACGTTTAAGATTCGTTTTCGTCAGGAGTTGACTGAGGATTCCAAGTTTTACGATGAGTCTATCGGCACCGCTATCACTGTGCCGGTTGTTACTTCTCCGATTAACTGGAAGTGGCGTGCCGCTTCTACTGCTGGTCTTGAGAAGTTTAATTATCGTTGTTGGGCCTCAGAGCAGATTTCTAAGGATACTCGTTGGAAGCCTAAGCCCCATCTTTTGATCAACGTTGCTGTTGAGACTGAGCCGGGTACTTGGGAGCCTCGTATCATTGATACGACTTTCAACCAGCGTCATATTGGTTTGATTTTGATTGAGTATGCTAAGGAGTTTGGAACGATTACTGATCGTTACTATAAGTATTCTCGTACTGGTTCAGGTGCTCAGGATACTAACTATACTCTGATTCCGCTTAATCAGGAACCGATGCCTAACGATATCAAGTCTCTGCCGGTTCATGATTTGAATAATGTCTACATGACATTATCTTATGACAAGCAAGAGAGATTCTTTACGACTGGTGAAGTCGGCAAAGATTCTTGGTGATATAAGATAGGAGGCTAATGCCGGTAGGGGGAAACCTCTACCGGCAAAAGCATTTATGAGTAAAAAAATATGTTTAGACCTTGATGGTGTAATTACCGATATTGGTCAGCAACTCAAAGAATATATGGTTGCTACGGATGTTGATGTTGACCCATATCATGTTGGGGAAGTTCTGTTAACTCCCTATAGCGCAGAGTATATGGATTATGCTTTTCAAGACCCTTTGTTTTGGCGTAATATGAAGCCAGTCGATATCTCATGGCATTGTATAAATGACTGGTTTAGCAACTCATACGATATTATTTTTGTTACCGCTAGAAGAAGTGATGCTTCTATAAATGAAATAGCCAACTGGCTTGATGGCTGGGAGGTGTTATACAATGATTTTATAATTTGTGATATGTTGGAAAAATATTTAATTCTTCAAGAAATAAATCCATTGTTATTTATTGATGACAATCCACATGAGATAAGTAGTGTGGTGAAAAATACGAATGTGCCGGCTTATGCCCTGAGGACTTGGTATAATCAGCATTTGATTAATGACGATATTGATTTTGTGGATTCTCTTTTAGAGATAAAGATTGGATAAAAGTGAGCGATTTTGTACACCTTCATTGCCATTCAGAATATTCCTTGCTTGATGGTATGTCAACTCCATTGGACATTGCAACTATTGCTTCTACTAATGGGCAGTATGCTGCTTCCATTACTGATCATGGCACTATGGGTGGTGTTCTCAAGTTTCAAGAGGCGTGTCGTAAAACTGGTGTTAAGCCTATTTTTGGTGTTGAAGCTTATTTTGTTGATTCAATTGCTTCTGACGGTGATGGTAAACATGAGCGCTTTCATCTTATTTTACTTGCTAAAAATAATAACGGACTAAAAAAGTTATTCAAGGCTAGTCAAACTGGCTGGACTAATAACTTTTACTATAAACCTAGAATTGATTTTGATCTTTTAGAAGATATTGTTGATAATGATATTATTGCTCTGTCGGGATGCTTGGGCGGTGCTATTTGTAAAGCAATTGAAGCCGGCAATTCTGCAAGAGCAGAATATTTATCTGAACGTTTTATAAAAATATTTGGTGATGATTTCTACTATGAAGTGCAAGCATGGAATCCTAGCAAAATAAATAACGGTCTATTTGATCTTGCTTCTTCTTTTGGTAGAAAGCCAGTAGCAACTGCTGACTGTCATTTCCCCACCCATGATGACCGTGGTGATGAGGAAGTATTGTTAATGATTTCTCAGTATCCATCATTAAACTCTGGCGACTTGCGTAAAGCGAAAGAAAATATGCGCCATGAGGGTAGCATTATAGAAAAAATGAATGCTATGTATCCCGATAGATTTTTGAGATTTGATGAAATAAATCCGTACATTGCTAATGCAAAAGAAATATCTTCATGGTTTGATGCTGTTGGTATTAATAGGTCTGACATATTAGAAAATACTTTAGAGGTAGCAGAAAAGTGTACTGCTGAAATCCCAGTTAAAAGAAAATTGCTACCAAAGTATCTAAAGTCTTTAGACTCTAATGAATATTTAAGAGAGATTGCTACATTTGAATTAGATAGAAGAAAACTAGGTGAAGAGTATTCTATTCGACTAGATGAAGAACTTTCTATTATTGCTAAACTTGGTTTCTCTGATTATTTTTTGATGGTTTGGGATTTAATCAAATGGGCTGATAATAATAATATTGGTAGAGGCCCTGGCCGTGGTTCTGTTGGCGGTAGTTTGCTTTCTTATCTTTTGGATATTTCTAAAGTAGACCCAATTAAATATGGTCTATTGTTCTCACGATTCCTTAATCCTGAAAGAAACGACTATCCTGATATTGATCTTGACTTTGAAGATAAGAGGCGAGAAGAAGTAAAAAATTATCTTCGTGAACGATGGGGTAAAGATAATGTTGCGGCTATTTCTATTTATGGAACATTCAAAGCGAAGTCTGTAATCAAAGATATTGCACGTGTATATCAGGTGCCGTATGAAGAAATTAACAATATTACACCATACTTTGAAACATTAGATGAATTAGAATCATCGCCAAAAGGCAAGGTATTTAATTCAAAGTATCCTGATATTATTCCAATTGCTAGAAAGTTAGAAAACAGAATTAGAACTGCCGGCGTTCACGCTGCCGGTATGGTTGTTTCTTCTGTTCCTTTAAGTGATGTTTGTCCTGTAGAGACAAGAAAAAATCGTGGTGACGATGAACGTTCTATTGTCACTGCTTTTGATATGGAAGATGCAGAAGCCGTTGGTCTTATCAAGGTGGATATCCTTGGGTTGAAAATGGTTTCTGTAATTAAAGATTGTCTTGCCAAAATTAAACAACGTCATGGTATTGATGTAACTGAGCAATCACTTGCTTTGGATGATGATGTTGTTTTCAAAAACTTTGATGATGGTAATACGGTAGGTATTTTTCAGGTTGATGCTGCGGCTTATAGAAATCTTATAGAAAGAATGGGAATTGAGAGTTTTAATGACCTTGTAGTTAGTAATGCTCTTGTTCGTCCCGGCGCTCTTTTGTCTCAAGGTCAGGCTTATATTGATTGCAAGAAAGGTGATAAAAAGCCTGTCTATCCGCATCCGTCTGTTGAAGACATTCTTTCAGAGACTTATGGAACCGTGATTTTTCAAGAGCAGTTGATGCAAATGGCTGTAAAAATTTCTGGTTTCACTTGGGCAGAAGCTGATAAACTAAGAAAGATTATTGGCAAAAAGAGAGATGCTGCTGATTTCAATCAGTATCGTGAAAAGTTTATTAGTAATGCAATTATTAGCACTCAGGCTGCTAAGAAAATGTGGTCTGAGTTTGAATTAGCGGCTTTGTATATGTTTAACAAGTCTCATGCTGTAGCATATTCAATGCTGTCATATCAAACAATGTGGTTGAAAGTTCACTATCCAAATGAATTTATTTGGTCATTGTTATATAACGAAGATGCACAAGATAGAATTACTGCTTACCTAATGGAAGCAAATCGTCTTGGCATTAAAATTAATCCACCCGATGTTAATTTATCTAATGAATCTTTTTCTATTGATGATGAAGGTGTTAGGTTTGGTCTAAGGAATGTATCGGGTTGTGGGGTCAGTGCTATTAAGGAAATATTGTCTCTTCGACCCTTTTGTTCAATGGATGAATTCAATGCTAAATGTAGCAAAAAATCTGTCAACTCTAAGTTGAAAGATCATCTTGATAAAGTTGGTGCTTATAAAAGTCTTGGTCATATTTCATCGTATGACCATGAAAAATATTATCTACCAATACTTGGATTTGCTATTAATCTTAATCAAGAAGAAAATGAAATTGATAAGTATGTTAAACCGTTATCTGATTTTCATGAAATTAATTCACCTTTGACTGTTGTAAAAGCAGTTGTTAGGTCAACTAAAAAGACTCCACAATATTTACGTGTTGAAATTGAAGATCAATCAGGGTCTACAACTATTTTCTGTGATAGAAATGCTGAAATAGCAAATAGACAATTGATTTACGCTTTGATTGGCGATAGAACATTGCATACTTTCTGTGATGCTTATGAATATCATAACTCTAACTTGATTGATATTATTGACATGATGGATAATGGCCTCAATCATGACTATGCTTGGCTATACAATGAAGAACTTGGTAACTCTGATTCAGATAAAAGCCTTGTAAATATCTTCAGTATGAGAACATTCATTACAGCAAAAGGCAAGCAAATGGCAAATATTTATGCTTGGGATGGGGTCAAAATTATTAAGATTGTTATATTCCCTACTGTCTATACTAAAGTAAAACATCTTATTGATGGAACAGGTTGGTATGCTATCAAAATGTCAAAAATTATTGAAAAAGAATCACTTACTCGACTTGATTCTTATAAACTTGCTAGTGATACTGGGATTATAAAAATAGAAGACTATATTTCAAGGAAAGGTTTGGTAAAGAATTCTTATGCATAGCCATATAATACATAGTTCACCATATGCTAATTCTCATGGTGCTGAAGGTAATCATCTTGGTGCTGGTTCTTTATATTTTTTCATACCTTATATGTTGAAAGCAGAAGTGTGTGTATGTCTTGGCTCTGGTGCCGGCTTTGTTCCTAAGTTGATGGTTGAAGCACAGAGGGCTTTATCAAATGATGGCATACTAAAGAACCATAAAGTCTACCTAGTGGACGCAAACATTGGGCCTTGGGGTAGACCGGAGTATGAAGACGAGATTGATGGTTATCCAGAGATTGTTGTAATTAAGAAACTTACTAATGATGCTGTTAATATGTTTGATTCCATAAACTATTTACATGTGGATGCTGATCATTCCTATGATCAAGTATTATCTGACTTAATTTATTATGGTTCTAAGATGGCCGGTGATTGGGCTATAACTATTCATGATACTGACAATAATGAGGATGGTGATCACCCGGAAATTGGTTCATATTGGGCTATGCGTGATTTTGCTGAATCCAATGATTTGTATTGGACAAATTTTTCTATTGGATGTGGAACTGGTTTAATAACACCTAAAAAGGAGAAGAAAAATGGATACAAAGAGATGGGAATACCTTTCTAGTGCTGAATTCAGGATTAGAAAAATTATTGCTACTCATTATTTAAATGAGTGTGATGTTGTTGTTGATGTTGGCGCTTTTAATGAAACTCTACCTGTAAATGCAGATATAGAGTTACATAGCATTGACCCATTATCAACAATAGATAATGCTTTTCATGGTACATTTTCTGAATGGTTGCCAACTTTTAAAAACAATAAAAACAAGATAGGAGTTGCACTTCTTGGATTTCATTTTGAGGGAGATGATGAAGAATTTTCAAGTCTTGTATCTTTTTTATCATCTGCACATCTAGTTGTGCTAGAATATCCAGCGTTGTTTAAACCTTCACAAGATCAAGTTGGCAAAGTTCTTATGAATGTTCATAAATATTTTGATATCGGAGTTGCTTTTAATCTTGATTTGCCAGAAATTGTTTGTGATGGATTCCCAACATACCATAATAGAGTTATGTATATCTTAACTAGAAAGAAGTAAAATGTTATTTGTAGATAAGCGTAAAGGCGACAAGATGCCTGTGCATGAAATTATTCCAACACCCAGCCTTGGATTGAATAGGGCTTTAGGTGGTGGTTTAAATACAGGGGCTACTCATTTGTTCTGGGGCACTCCTTCTGTTGGTAAAACAACAATGTGTTTTAGAATTATTGCTCAAGCCCAAAAAATGGGTTATCGACCAATCATTGTTGATTCTGAGTATTCCTATTCCGATTCTTATGCGACTAAATGTGGAATTGATACGAGTGATATTGTTGTTGTTCAATCCACAATTGTAGAGGATATTCTTAAGAACTTAATAGGATACTTAAATCATCCTGACGAAAAGCATATCTTCTTATTTGATAGTCTTTCTAATATTATCAAAGAAGAGTTTTATGATAAACCTGACGGTGGTAAGGCTATGGGACTTCAGGCTCGTTCTCAAGGATATTTTTTACAGAAACTTGTAAATCATCTTCATAAGGAGCGCAACATTATGTTGTTTATCGCTCATCAAACTATTGATCTTAGTGGAATGTATGCTGTTACAAAAGCGAAAATGGGCAACACTGTTCACCATAATATGCATAACATTATTAAACTGTTTTTATCTATGTCGCAAAAAGAAATGGACAGAGATGAAACAAATCGTATTACGAGTCAGCGAGCGACTTGGACAATTGAAAAGACAAAACAACTTCCTACCATTGGAACAACTGGGTATTACTATGTTCTTCCAGAACAAGGCACTATTGACGTTGATCGTGAATTGATTGATATGGCAATCGAAGCAGATATTATCCAGCGTAAAGGTGCTTGGTATGCTTATGGTGATAATAAGTGGAATGGTATGGGAGCTATTGAACTTGAGGATGATCAGAAGAAAGATATTTACAATGCTATAATGGGAATGTAATGTTATTTTCCATGCATACAGATCAGCATATTAAAGATGCTGTAAATATATTTGGTTATGCATATGGTTATACACGGATATGTCAGCATTTTGGTGAATTTAAACATAAAGGTCAGCAATTAAAGGTTGTACAAAATTCACCAAATGCTGGTATCCAAATGTTTTATATGGAGCCAGAATGGTATAACTTAAAGACCATGACAAGTCTTAGGCATCCGGGCTTCATTAAATTCCATGATCATCAATATAAAATATATGGTACTCATTTAGAAGCAACAAAAGTCTGGAGTCATTGGATTGATTCAATGAATCAAGTTGATGAAATCTGGGTTGGTAATAATTTTGCTGCTGAATCTGTTGTGAACTCAGGAGTTAAAACTCCTGTTTATGTTTTTGAACATGGTATTGATGATATGTGGCAACCCTATAAGCGCGGACAGAATGCAAAGATTAGATTTCTTCATGTTGATTCAGGGTCTCCTAGAAAAAGAGCGGATTTAGTTGAGCAAGCTTTTATTCTACTTTTTGGAAATAACCCTGATGTTGAATTAACTTTGAAGTATCATTCTCATGAGTCTTCTTCTAATTCTGGTATATCAGTCTTGTTGCCTAATATTAAAAAAATATATAAAACTCTTTCTCAAGATGAGATGGTGCAACTGTTTTATGATCACGATGTTCTTGTTTATCCATCAGAAGGCGAGGGGTTTGGGTTTATTCCATTACAGGCCCTTGCTACCGGTATGCCTGTGATTTCTACAGGCAGATGGTGTTCTTATGAACAGTATTTGCTCGGGAATGTTATAGAATCAACAATTGGCCCTACAACTTATACTGGATATTTTGAAGGAGATGTTGTACTAGCGGAGTTTGATTCTCTTGTTTCTTTAATGTCGGAAGTTTACAATAGTCTTTCATCTCAGATTGATAAGTTTTATAAACAAGCGCCAAAAATTCATAAAGCGTATAACTGGCAAACCAGATGTGATGCAATGTTAAAAGATTTAATTAAACGTGTTGGAATTGATGCTTTTAAGCCAACTGGTTTGTCTGCCAAAAATTTTAGGTATATCAAGTATATTGGCGGTGGTCGCTACTGCACTGCTTCTGGTGAGAAGTTTGATAAAGATAGTAGGATTCAGCCCATCCCCATAGAATCATATGTTAATTTAATTTCATTATCAGAGTTTGCAGATGCAACACAAGATGAAATAGATTCTATTGAAAAATAATTTTATAACAAATTGTCAATCTGGAGACGTATGCTCCTTTGGTGTGATATCTTAGTGGTCTCAAACCTAAGGAGGGTATATGCAAACGTTTCTTCCATTTCCTGACTTTCAAAAGTCTGTTGAAGTTTTAGACTATCGCAGGCTTGGAAAACAACGTGTTGAAACATATCAAGTGTTAAATATATTGCTTGGACGTACCGATAGCAAAGGATGGATTAATCATCCTGTTACTCGTATGTGGAGAGGCTTTGAAGAGGCGTTGAAGCAATATCAAAACATCACCATCAAAGAGTGGATTAAAAGAGGTTACAACAATAACATGAGTTTTGAATCTGTGGACAGTTCTAATATCACCTTGCCTTTCTGGTTTGGTGACCATGATTTTCATCGTTCACATCGTTCCAATTTATTGCGTAAAGACTTTTCTTACTACTCGCAATATTTCAATGAGCCTGATAATTTAGAGTATGTTTGGCCGGTGCAATGAAAAGAGATGAAAAACAAGAAATTAAAAAAGATGGTGCTAAGGGTGTCAAAAACTCTGGACGCGGAGTTAATAAAGGTGATGCTACTTACCATAAGTTCCTTCTTGATTATAAACATAATGCTTCTACTTATACACTTACTAGAGAAGCATGGATAAAAATGAGAAAAGATGCGTGGAGATCGCAGTATAGATATCCATGTATTTCGGTTGTCCTTGGTGAAGATTCTGATACTAAGGTAGCAATTATTGATTGGGATGTATTCAAAGAACTCATAGAAGGGTCTGAATATGAATAAGATTACTTTTGGAAGTATGTTTGCAGGTATTGGTGGATTTGATCGTGGATTTGAATCTGCCGGCTGGGAGTGTGCTTGGCAAATTGAATGGGATAAACATTGTCAAAATTTGTTATCTCACCATTGGCCAAATACAGATAAATATTTTGATGTATGTGATGTAAATGGTGGAGATATTAAACCTGTAGATGTTATAAGTTTTGGTTCACCTTGTCAGGATTTGTCTGTTGCCGGTAAGCGTGCCGGCTTAGACGGTCAAAGATCATCAATGTTTTTTGAAGCAACTAGAATCATAAAGGAGATGCGTAATGCAACAGGAAATTTATATCCAAGAATCGCTATTTGGGAAAACGTCCCCGGTGCCCTCACAAGTAATCAAGGAAACGACTTCGGGGCAGTCCTTGACGAAATGGCAAACATCGGGGCATTGGCAATTGAATGGCACGTGTTGGATGCACAATGGTTTGGAATCCCCCAAAGAAGGCGTAGAGTCTTCCTCGTTGCTTGTTTCGATTCTGCAATCCTTACAAGAAGTGGATCGCAAATATTACCTGTCCCCAAAGACAGCAACGGGAATCTTAAGAAGATCAGAAAGAAGAGGCAACGCTCTTCCGCCAGCATTGAAAATGGCTCTGGACAGTTTAGCAACGAAGCAATAGGTTTTAATCATAAGAATGGTATTGATTGTCAACCATCGTTTGATGTTTTTCCATCTATGAGGCGTGAAAGTACAGGTAACGCAGTAGCTCAGCCTATGAATTCTGAATCTTATGTTAAGATAATTAGGTCTGGTGCTAGAGATGCTGATGGCAATCTTCCGCCTGAAGTATGGGCTAATGAGTCTGTAAGCCCAACACTTAATGCGTTTGATAACAACAGCGAATCAAGGTCAACTGTACTTATTCTTGATGGTACTAGAGTTAATGATGTTCGTGTATATGAAGATAACATCATGCCTACTTTGAAAGCAAGAATGGGTACTGGTGGTAACAATGTTCCTATGATTGGTGATCAAACTGCTATTCCGATACAGGGTACTATTATTGGAAGATCAGATACGGCCGGCCCTAACGGTAAAGGTTTTGGCGAACCTAATGATCCTTCTTATACGTTGGATACAATCTCGCAACACGGTGTCTGTACCCCTGAATTAATTCTTCGTAGGCTTACGCCAATTGAGTGTGAAAGATTGATGGGATTTGAAGATGATCACACTAGATATGGTGCTGATGGTAAAGAAATCTCTGACACCAATAGATATAAAATGATTGGCAACGCCGTTGCTGTGCCTGTTGTTGCTTGGGTTGCGTCAGCGATATCAGAATATTTGTAATCTTGTATGCTACTATGTAAAGGAGAAATATGGCAGATATAATTGTAGACCCGGAATGGCTTGCATCACAAATGGGTGACAGGGCTACAGAGTTTCTTGAATGCATGCGTATAGTTGAGGATATTATTGCTAATCCTGACTTTTATGTTGGTGCTCAAGCTTTGAAGTATGCCAATGTGTTAGCCGGCTATAGAACCATGATGATTGTTAAATCTCAGGTCTTTAAGCGTAAGTCATCTATGATGACAGAGCAAGATAAGTTTGTTAATGATGTTTGGAAGACCATGTATGAAGCTCTTGTTGAAAATATTAATGTTCTTAAGATAATTGGAAAAGGAAACAACTGATGAAGGCTTTAAATGCGTTACGAGCAGAAAAAGAACAGCCGGTCAAAACCGATGATTTGAAAAAAAGTAATGCTGAAATAGAACAGGATTTAGTTAAAGCTATTGATGATTCATTCCTTGATAGAAACACTCCTGCTTTTAAGCAAGTTGCCGGCTTTCACCCTAGTTATACTAATCAGTGCGCTAGGTATTGGTATTATCTGTTTCAGGGTGTAGAAGTTACTTCTACCTTTTCACCTCAGACTTATCGTATTTTTGATAATGGTCATGGTGTCCATGAGCGTTTGTATTCCTATTTTAGAAAGATGGGTATCTTAGTAGCAGAAGAAATTCCTGTTACTTATGATAGCCCTCCGATTACAGGCACTGCTGATGGTATTATTGATTTTGGTGGTCATAAACTAATCGAGTTAAAGTCTATTTCCAATGAAGGCTTTGAATATAGACGAATCTATAACAAGCCTAAGGATGACCATTATCGTCAGGCTCAGATTTATATGCGTTGTTTGGGCTTGGATCAGGCTTTTGTTATCTATGAAAATAAGAACAACCAACAAATTTTACCTATTTTAATAGATGTTGATGATGATTTTATTGATAAACTGTTTACTAAATATAAGAAGTTTTATAAAAACTTCGTAGAGGGAAATATACCCGATCAACCCTACAAAATGACTTCTAAGAATTGTAGTGGTTGTGACCTGTTCTCTCATTGCTGGTCTGGTGATAATGGCAAAAAGGAGTACGAGCCTTTTTAAAGAACGTTTTTGTGCAAATGATGATTGCACAAATAGTTTTATACCTAAAACATACAATGGTGTTTATTGTTCCCCTGAATGCAGAAAGGTTGCTACAAATAAAAAACTGCTAGAAAAATACTATACAAATAAAAGCAATAAGTCTAAGAAACGCATTTGTTCTACCACTGATTGCACAACTATCTTGTCTAGGTATAATAAAGAGAAGATTTGTGAAAGATGTAAAAAAGAGCGTTTTATTATGCGTCTTGTTTCTTGGGGTTGGGATGAGAAGAAACTAAGGGAGTCTGAGTAATGGCTCTTTCTTCCCTTGTTTCTTCTATTAAGAATGTGAGAGTTATTGCTGTTGATCCTGCTTCTCATTCTTTGGCGTGGGCTGTTTTGGATTTTTGTGATGGTGATATTTCTGTGGTTGATCATGGTAAGATTATGTTGAGTAAGTCTCCTGAGTTAAGCAATAAGTTTGCGACTATTAAGAAAGAGTTGCCTATTATTTGTGAGAAGTATAATCCTTCTGTTGGCGTGATTGAGCAGTCTGTGTTTATTCAGAATTTTCAGTCGTCTAGGATTCTTTCTTATATTATTGGTTTTACTTGGGGTGTTTTGGATGATGATTGCAATATTGTGATGGATGTTAATCCTTTAACTTGGAAGGCCGGAATTGGCTATAAAAATTTAACTAAGAAGGAAGTCCATGATATTGAGTTGGAGCATGGCAAGAAGGGTATGCAAAAGCGTTTATCGTTTGAGCGTAAGAATCGTGTGAGGGTTATTTTGGAGTCTAAGTTGCCGGGTTTTGTTTGTGATGGTCTTGATAGTGATATCACGGATGCTATTGGGATTGGTTTGTGGTATGGGGTGAGTCATGGCCTTAGAACCTTATAAGGATAAAGAATTTTTGTATGAGATGTATGTTAAGCGTCGTATGAATTTGACGGATATTTGTAAGTTGTTGGAGAAGAATTATAATATTAAGGTTACTCCGCAGGCTTTGTATAACTGGGTGAAAAAGTATGATTTGTTGAAGTATCGTGGTAAGGGTCGTAATTTGAAGAGTACTGCGATGCGTAGACCTAAGTCTCCTATGCAGGAGATGGTGGAGAGGAAGCGTCGTGAGATGCGTAAGTTGAATGCTTTAAAAAAGAAAGGTAGGAAGTTTAGATGAGGCGTTCTGTTGATGCTAAGGATATTTCTATTTTTGGTACTTTAGATATGATTTATAATCAGGTTCGTGTTTTGGAAGCAAAGCAGAACTCTACGAAGTATAAGTGTCTTGGTTCGGGTGGTTGTTGTAAGATTGGTTTGACTATCCCGATGTTGGAGTGTGCGAATATTGCTTTTAATTTGAGGCATGAGTATTATTTTAAACTTGAGTGCGATGGTGAGGAAGCGGCTTCTGTTTGGCTTGCTGGGGTGATTGATGATTTGAAGTCTGCGATGTTTGATGAGTCGTGGAAGCCGGGTGGTGAAACTGATCGGCATTGTGCTTTTTATAAGGGTGGTTGTACTGTTTATAGGTTCCGTCCTTTGGTGTGTCGTTCGTTTGGCACAATTACTACTGTGGATGATTATTGTCCTAGGATTCGTAATGATCATGGTGCTATTGATTATTATGGTGGTGATGGCGTTAAGAGAGTTATTCAGGATTATCAGTTGTTGTTGAAGCAGTATGCTGATGGTAAGGATCAGAATTATAATTTGACGGTTTATATGCCGTTGGGTGTTTTGAGTTTTCTTTTGTCTGATGATGAGTTAGTTGAGTTGAAGAATGCGACTGATGATAAGTTTTGGACTGGTATTATTGGTTGGTTTAATTATCGTGTTGAATTTACTAAGAATCATGGTTTTGATATTGAAAGACTTCAGGAAGAGTCTCGGTCTTCCAATATTCCGATTGCTTTTAAAATACTCTAGTTTTCTTTAAGAAAGGAGGTATAATGACTGCTATAGTTGAAAAGGTTGAGGTTGTTGAAGTTCTTGTTGCGGATTTCGGCAAGGTGAAACTTTATAAGATTGTTGAGAAGAATGAGCAGAGTTCATTGGAGAGCGTTATCAACAGCGAAGGCTGACGGTTATGCTTATGCTTCTTGGAATTTATCCTCAAGGCTGAAAGATCGCGGTCTTATCGGCTTTGAGGATAATTCTTTTTCTAATGTGTCTGTGTCAAGTATTTCTATTTCTCCGCTAGAGGGTATCAAGTTTATTGAAGAACCGTCCGATTTAGATGTTTTGATTAACAATTGTTTGCCGGTTGATTATTCTTTTGAAGCGGATTATGTTGTTGGTTTTTCTTATTGGGAAACTTCTGTTCTTCCTAGTAACTGGGTTTCTTTAATGAATCAGTGTGATGAGGTATGGACGACTTCTCGCTGGGCTAAATCTGCATTTGAAAATAGTGGTGTTACTAGACCTGTTTATGCTTTTAATTTAGGTGTAGATACTGATGTATTTTATTATCGTGATCGGTCTCATTTGCCATATCGTCCTTTTACGTTTGTTCATGTTGGCAGTCCTTCGACTAGAAAGAATACTCAGTTAGTTGTTGATGCCTTTATCAGATTGTTTGGCGATGATGAGAACTATAGATTAATTATCAAGAGTAACGGCCCTCCTGATGCTAGATATATTAAAGATGGAATTAATCTTGGTAGTTTATATCATAAAAACAATATTAAGATTATTGATAGTTATCTGACTGATGAACAACTGGCTGATTTGTTTGCGTCATGTAATTGCATGGTGTATCCCACCAGAGGCGAGGGTTGGGGCATGGCTCCGTTTCAAGCAATTGCTACTGGGTTGCCGACCATCTGCACGAATAGAACGGCGTGTGAGGAATTTGCGGGTCTCTCCGTGCCATTGGAAGCGCCTATGACAGCCGAAAATCAGTTCGGCATTTATCAAACCGGGGAGTGGGCTAATCCACATATTGATGTTTTATGTGATAGAATGTTATATGTTGTTAACAACTACAATGACGTTATTGAAACTACCCGTAGCGGTGCTGACAGGATTAAATTATTTTATTCTTGGGATGTTGTTGTGGATGACTTCGCTAGCAGGATACATAGTTTGGTAAATAATGACTGATATTGAAAAATTACCCGCAAAAGATATTCTCACAGAGTTGAGAGATATTGAAGATGCCGGCTTACTTCATATTAAGGGATATTCTTATAATGAGATAGCATCGCTGTTGTCGGTCAATGTTAACAAGGCTAAAGACTATGTAAATCAATACAAAGTTATTCTTCAGAAGCGAGCCGATGAAGACCCTTACTTCTTAGAAAAAATACAGTTTAATACTATCAAGGCTTTACAAGAATTTGATCAGTTAAGCAAAGAAGCTTGGGAAACTGTGAATATTGCTACCGATCACGGAATGGTTGCCGTTCGTATTCAAGCACTTAAGTTGGCTTCTGATATTGCCGGCAAAAAAGCTCAGTTACATAAACTTATGAGTGGTGGTAATGGAACTGACAATGAATATATTGCCAGAATGCAAAAAGCAGAAAATGTTAATCAAATTCTTTCTAAGATTTTGCGTGATGTTATTTCTAAACATCCCGAGATTGCTGAAGAAGTTAGAAGAGAATTGGAAGTTGCTTTTGAGATTATGAACGGCGAAACAATCAAAACGCCGGCCAACGTCGTAAAAAATGCTGCACAAAACTATGATTACGATGCTGATGAACAACCAGAAGGAGACTAATCTTAAAGTCCAAAAACCTTAGTTAAAAAAGGTGTTCGACATAAAGGTTACAAAACTATGTCAGATTTTATCGGGATGAATTTAGAATTCAAAGACTTTGATAGATTATTACGTCAAGATGAACTATCAACTGAACCTGTACCTATTGAGGTTTTTGTTCAGGATAAGAAGTATCTTGGGCTACCCCCATTATCCCCTATCCAGTTGGAAATTGTTCGCCATTCTACACAAATCTTAAAAAAACATACGTTACAAAAGATCATGGGTGAACAGGCCGGTGAAGAGTGGTATAACAAATACACTGACAATGAAGTTATATGCATGTTGGGTAAGGGAAGTGGTAAAGACCATTGTGCGAGAATTTCTATCGCATATACAGCGTATCTGTTACATTGCTTACGTGACCCATTGAGTTATTATGGTAAAGCTACTGGAGTTTATATTGACCTACTAAACCTTGCTGTTAACGCACAGCAAGCACAGCGAGTTTTCTTTGAACCTTTGAAGAACCTATTGTTGTCATCTCCTTTCTTTAACGAGGTCGGTTTTGAACCAAGAGTTTCAGAAATCTTTTTCTTTTCTCGACCTGTGAGATGTTTCTCTGGTCACTCTGAAAGTGAAGGTTGGGAAGGTTATGAGGTTATGTCTGTAATTCTTGACGAGATTTCTGCTTTCAAAACTGATGCTGAATTGCGTGGAGAAACAAGAGCTAAAGGCTCTGCTTCGGCTATTTATAACATGAGTAAGTTATCTGTTATGTCACGATTCCCTGAGGTTGGGAAGGTTATTCTTCTTTCTTTCCCTCGTTATAAAGGTGACTTTATTCAGCAAAGATATTTCGGGGCACAGCAAAAAAATGAACCTAAAACATGGTTTATTAAAGCTGCAACTTGGGAAGTGAATCCTACAATTAAAAGAAGCGATCTAGAGTCAGAGTTTATTAGAAATCCTATTGAGGCTAGAGCTCGTTTTGAGTGTGAGCCGCCGAACATGGAAGACGCATACTTTAGAGATGCTGATCTTGTTAGAAAAGCGTTCGCATATGGTGAAGACCCTGTTGATCAAGAAGATGGAACATTTAAACGCTGGTTTAATGGTACTGACGGTCATACTAGATTTATCCATATTGACTTGGGATTGAAACGAGATAGGGCTGCTCTTTGTATGGCTCACGGTGCCGGCTTTAAAGAAGTAAAAACTTCTATGGGTGTAGAAACTCTTCCAATTGTAAACGTTGATCTTGTTCATTATTGGGAAGCCGGCCATGGTGAGGAAATTAACTTTGCTTCTGTTCGACAGATGATTGTTGATCTTTGTCGTAAATTTCAAGTTGGTTTAGTTACGTTTGACCGTTGGCAATCTGTTGAAATGATTCAATCGCTCAGATCGCAAGGGATTAATGCAGACTTTCACTCTGTAAAAAAATCTGACTATGACACTTTAATGACTTCAATCTACGATATGAGATTACGTGGTTATTGGAATGAGATTCTTGTTGAAGAAGAACTCTTAAAGTTAAGATTGTTTAATAACAATAAGATTGATCACCCTTCTAGCGGTTCTAAAGACTTAGCTGATGCACTTGCCGGCTCTGTGTTTAATTGTATTCAAAATATTGCGTTTGATACAGAGGTCGAAATTGAGATTTTAACACCAGACAAAGCATGGGATTTTGATGAAGAAATAGAAAACTTTGGTACTGTAAAAGTGTATAATAGCAATCTAGGCGAGTTTATGCCGGCTTATAGCAAGCAAGAACTTGACTACACTAACAACGAGAAATGGATAGAGTCTATATGAGTGATATCAACATTGATGTAAACGAATTGATTACAAGTTTAAATGGACAAGTTGCAAGTTATAATCTCGAGCTTGCCATCGCAAAATTGCAGATTTCCGCTCTACAGAAAGAGATCAGAAGATTGCAGGAAACAATTGTTACGCAATCTAGCGAAAATTTTGTAACGCCTGAAATCAAGACTAAGAGCAAGAACTAAGTTTTTTTTAAGAAGGAATAACATTTTCCGGTTTTCGGCACGAACGCTGTCCGGTACTGCTATGGTGTGGTCACCACATAAACGAACCGGCACGGAGTCGGTTCACTACAAATAGGAGAAAATAATGTTTAACCTGACCAAAGTTGATACGTTCCCTGAACTTACTCGTTCGGGTCGTGTTTCTGCTGAACTCCAGCAGATTATCAACGCTTTGACTGACTCTGCGAATAACGGAGAGCGTTTTGCTTTGACTGGTATTGAGCCGGGTAAGGCTTATAACTCTATGCAACAGCGTATTCGTGCGCAGGCTAAGAAACTCAATCTTAAGGTTATCATCCGCTTTGAGGCTTCTGAGCAGAAACTCTATTTCAAGGCTTCTCGTAATGGTGCTGAGAAAGTTGAGACTGCTGTTAAGACTTCCGATGTGAAGGCTATCAAGACTCAGAATGCTAAGTCTAACAAGTAATATCTAAACAAATTCTAGTTTAGGCAAATTGCCCTGCGGTTTTACACCGCAGGGCTTTTTGTTTTTGCTATACTCAATTCATGCTGCAAACAACTCAACAAGATATTGAAATCACGGCGGAACAAATAGAATCATGGCATCCTTTACTGGCATTGCCTTGTTATGATCGCCAAATTACAGAACCTTTCTTTATGTCGACCATAAAGGCTTGCATGGCTTTTAAGGAATACGGTATGAAGTTTGGTATTAGCACAATTAGTGACTCTCTTATTTCTAGGGCTAGAAATCAACTTGTAGCCAAATTTATGGCTAATCCTGCTTTCACTCATTTGATGTTCATTGATGTTGATCTTGGATATAGTTATGAAGATATTTTAAAGATGCTTTGGCATGATAAAGACATAGTTACTGGCGCTTACCCCATAAAGGAGATTTTATGGGATAAGGTGGTAAAACTAGCTAAAGATGATTGTGATCCTAAAAAGATTGCTGAAAAGAGTACTAGATTTGTTGTGAATCCTTGTGTTGGTGGAGATAACAAAATCAAGTTTGATAATGGCGCTCTTTCTATTTATGATGCCGGCACAGGTTTCATGTTGATTAAGCGCGAGGCTTTTGAAAAGTTGTTTGCTGCTTATCCAGAACTTAAGTATAAAGATGATACTGGTGCTCTTTCTGAAGAAGAAAGAAATCATAGTTATGCCCTGTTCAATAGTTATGTTGATGAAGATGGTAGATTCTTGTCTGAGGATTATGGTTTTGGCCGGTATTGGCAAAAGATTGGCGGGGAAATCTGGGTCGATCCTTCTATTGAATTAACTCACCTAGGCAGGTTTGAGTACAAGGGTCGAATGATTGATTGGATTGTAGATAACGCTCAAGTTGTGGACTAGAATGTATTTCTTTCTTGGCCTGCTGTATGTTTCAATATTAGTGTTCACCATCATAGGTGATACAGAGTAAAGGCAAAATCTGTTTGAAAATTGGTTTTATGTCAAAACACTGTGACCCTTCCGTAGCGCATACTAAATTTTGGTATGAATTGACTAAAAGATGCCGTGGTGTTCATTATGTAATGATTTACATC